ATACCATAAAATGGTTCACTAAACATTAATTGTTTTCCAATTTTGGAAAGATCATCGTGTATCATAACTTTTATTTTTATTAAATATAAAAAAAAAGACTCAGTAATCCGAGCCTCTTATTTATTTAATTTTTTGTAATCTTCGATATGCTTCATGAAGCGGTTCTTCACTTAATGCTCTATTTACTCTAGAGAGTAATGAATCTTCACCGCTTGATTTTCGACCACGTTTAGATAAACCTAAAGTTTTAGCTTTTAATTTAGCTACTTGATCAGCTGTAAATGTTTCTGTTTGTCCATCACTTTTAGGTATAACATAAGTAATTTCTGCTTCAGAGGGTACATATTCTGGATCTGCCATCCAGCGTTGTGCTAATAATCTTACAACTCCTTCTTTACTTGTATCACTTGCTTTTCTACCTTTCTTATCAGTTGTTTCAGGTTTTTCTTTTTTAGGTATAGCTGTTTCTGCTTTATCTACAATAACACCACTTTTAATAAGTTCTCTTAATTCTGGGTTGATACGTTCAGGTTTCATATCTAAGATCTGTTTAAGACCGTCAATAAATTGGCCTGTTTTAGGATCCGTATAACCTAAACGAGTAATATCTCTATCAGTAGCATCTTCAATAGTTGTGATAATTTTAGTTACCCAATAATCTGCTGGGTATAATCTTTTAAGTTTAGCTGCTTTTGCAGGATCAGCTATAACTAATCCTTTACCAAGACGATCTTCAGTAATAGCTATTTCTTCTCTAATAAGTTGTCTAAGTGTGTTTACTAAGTTTCCCATTAAGTAATATTTTGTTATAAATATGGTTAAGTTTTAGGAAAGTAAATATTCAGCAACATATATACCTTGAGCACCACTCACTGTAATACCACGAGCGGATAAAGCATCACCCACAAAATGTACATTTGGATAATCATTTAATGCTAAGTTAGTATAATCAACTAAAGGCTCTGGACTTAAATATTTTACCTCGGGTATATAGATTCCAAAATCATCACCAAATTCAAATACTTTGTTCATTTGGTCAATGAAATTAACAATATATTCAAAATAAGGATTCATTGCTTCAGTAACTTTAATTAAATCTAACCAACCAATTTGAACAGTAGATACTGTATTATCTTCAGATGTTAATCCTGGTTTGCGAGTGTTACCTGGTGAGTAATATAAACCAGTACCTTCTTCTTGTAACTTAGATACTACATCTCTTGACCATTTAAATGGATCTTCAATACCCTTAATTTCCATTAATATGCCAAAATTAGTCATATCATTTCTAAATTGTTCACCTTTTTTAGCATGACCATTGTAAGTAACATCACCATAAGTTTCTTCAACAGCAACATAAGCTGCGTTATTGTTAGTACAAAATGAGCGTAATGACACATTGTCAAACTTTTGATACAATTTGAAATCGTAAGATACATCAATTAACTTTTGGAAGTATTTTTGTGGTGCTTCAAATCTTACTCCAATTTGTACTGATTTAGGTTCTGTTGGTAATTGATAATTATCTGCTAATTGTTTACCAAAGTCAATACCTGATTTACCTACTGCGAATATTAACTTATTATAACTTATATCAGCTTGGAGTTCAGGATGTGTTAAATTTATAATTTTAATTATGTTATTATTAAAATCTATAGTTTTTACTTCTGCTCTCCATTCAAATTTCACCCCTTTATCAACTAGATATTGATACCATGTTTTAGCGATCTCGTGCAAGAAATTGGATCCTATGTGCCATACAGGAAATAAACGTAAACCAAAATATGGTTTAATAAAATCAGGTTCTTCTTGTGGATCAGAACAAAATATTTCTTCTGGTTTAGGATGGAAACGTCTAAAGTTACTAATAACTTGGTCCATTAATTCCATTGCTTTATCTTCACCACAATATTTACTTAATACACCTCCAATGGCTGTGTGGTATGTTAATTTACCATCACTCCAACCCCCAGCACCTAACATACCTGTCATTACTTCTTCAGGTAAACGATTATGTGGATCATTTCCTTTATCGATTATAGTTATCAGTTCACCTGGATATCCATTATCTACTAATTTAGTAGCAGCATTAATGCCTGCTACACCTGCACCAACAATTACTATTCTTTTATCCATGTTTTTATCTTATATTTAAATATACTTAATTTTTTCTTGTAAGCCAAAAAGAATGGCCCACCTTTTTTTTAGGTGGGCCACTACTCCTATAAATTTTACTCTCAAATAGGTAATGAATCTATTCTATAAATTACTGTCTAATTTTCATTTTAGTTAAACTTTGTAGAATAGGTACGTTAAGTAAATTAAATGATACTGCTACAATAGGTTTACCAGTGATAACATTTATACCACCAAATAAACCATAATGTGAGTAACCTACAATAGCACCAACTGGAACTGATCCTACAAGTGTTCCATTAACGTTAGGTGTTACTCCTAAATTAAAACCACCACCAAAGAAGAAACGATTTTCTACTGTGATTGAATTATCTTGATGTACTACTCCATTTGCATATGTAAAAATATAAGAATAACCTACATAAATAGGAGTAGTTAGCCTCCAGTTACCATCAATTTTCTCAGCTTGTGTGAAAGTTAATTGTAGTGCTGGTGTGTGTAAGAACATTGGAATGGTATAATCCTCATTAACACTATTTGTTTTAAGTAAATCAAATTTAGTTTTAAGACTACGATTTACTATTTTTGGTGTAAAGGTTTGAGCAGAACTTATTCCCGCTAAAGCAATAAACGCTAATAACAATAATATTTTTTTCATAAATTATTTTTTAGTTTTTAATGATAATTTTTTAGTTGCGGTTACACGTCCATAGATAGCACCTACAGCACCTACAACTGTTAAAATGTCTGTTAAAGTAGCATCAACATCAAAACCAGCCATTCTGCTGATAAGTGGAGCTAACATTACTAATACTGACCAAAGGGTCTTTGATTGAAGCCAAGCTTTAAAATCTGTCATCATATTTTTTTAAGTTTTTATTGTTTATTATAAATATTGTAAAAAAATTAAAGATTACGATACTACTTTTTGTATTACCCAAAAGTCATCTGATAAATTACGATTTAATAGATAGTCATAAGGCATATAAAAATATCCTTTATCACCCCATTTTGTTCCCCATGAGTTTCTAACTATAAAACATTCAATCTCATCATCATATCCCATTACAATAACCGCATGACCTCCTAATGATCTTTCCTTAAGATTAGGCATAGACATTTTACCTGTTTTAGCTACTTCTTTAGATTGAAAACTTTCATATACTGCAAAACCACATACAAATGGGTAGCCTGAAGTTAAACACGATTTAAAATCATATAACGAACGAGTTAAACGTTCATATTTTACGGCTTTATTGCCATCAGCGTCGTTATATGAGCTTTCTGTGGGTTTATTTTTGAATTTTTCTATAGTATATGGCCAATATTTTTCTTCACAAACTCCTACTTTATTTATTGACTTAACTGTACTTCTAAGTGTCGCTCCACTATCTATATTTTTATTACCACTTCTTAATCTAGTATTATAATATACAAATAAACGAGAAGGAACAAATAATGGATCATTTTGTTTTATTAAACTAAAAACAAATGCTGCAGCAACTGCGTTGGCAGTGCAACTACCTAATGATCCTTGATCAAAAATTACTATTTGATCTGTTCTTAAATCTACCTTAGTAGGTAGTTGTTTCATTTTTTTAGGTAAAGAAAACATCATATCACGATGATCTGGAGTATCAGGAGTCCATCCAAAAAATGCTTTACTTTTAGGTTGTAATTTATCTATTGCTTTAATTTTAGGAGTGCGTTTTGCCATATAGTTTATTCAAAAGGATTATCAAAATATATTTTTGTATAAATGTTAGGTATTCTTCTAACAGTTTGTTGTTTACCTCCAGATACAAATAATTTTCCAAAATCAACTTCTACCCAATCTAATTTACCATTAGCATCACCTCTACCACTTGCTCCAGTAGAAGTATTTACTATTGTACCTTTACCATGCTTTTCATGTTCAAAATCAGCTCCTTTTCTATAATCTGTTCTTATAACATATGGTAATTGTTCTTGTGATAATCTTTCTTTTTTAGGACCTTCAATACCCATTACTTTATTTAAATCAATAGGATAAATAGAACCAGGTACATTTAATATTTTGATAGGTTCATCACCATAATTTCTTTTAGAATGGTCTCTAACTTCTTTTTCAAAGTCTTCAGCATCTGATATAACTATAGTAATTAATTCGTTATCTTTTACTATAATATAATAATATGTTCCTATTCCTTTTAATGTTGTTATAGTAATAGGATATTTTTTATTATTACTTTCAATTACTGGTATAAAAAATTTATATCCTATTCTGTATGTTTCAGATAAAGACATGT